TTTTAAGAACAGCGTAGTGAGGAAATTCTAATGTAGGTGCTGAAGTGAAATCAATACCATGTTCAATAATATTTAGTGATGTTGCTCTACCGATATCATCACCAAAAGGTATCACAGTTCCGTTGATTATATTTAAAACAGCAAAAGTGGATTCGTTAAGAACTCTTCCACCATCTTCAAATTCGATACGACTGAAATCAGTTGTTTCATCATCTGTTGCACCTTCTAATCCAATAAATCTTACACCATCAATTGTTGCAGTTGGTAAAGTTGTATAACCAGAACCACTTGCAATCATTCTTATATCAGTAATGTCACCACTACCTGTTGCATTTTGTTGAACTATTTTGTTTCCAGGAATTCCTTCTCCAGCCACAATATCTTCTAATACAATATGATCGTCTGCCTCCATGTTGTAAGGTAAATCTGTTTCATCTTCTTGATTGACTACATATATTCTATTGGCAGTATTATCAATATATTCTTCTTGTAATATAGCGCCAGTTTCATTTTCTAATGATGTTCTAACTTGAAAATCTTGCATTTGAGAATCTTCTCTTAAAATCTTACCACCACGTTCATTATCAACTGCATCCTCAAATAATAAATCACCTGATCCTCCACCTGTAACTGTGCCTGATTCTAACTCAATATGACTATCTATACTTCCTGCTTCAGGAGCAAATCCACCACCAACAATCGCTACTTTTGCCTCGGCAGTTCCTGAACTAAATGTTAAAACATCTCCTTCTTCATAATTTTGTCCCACACCATCCACAATAACTTCTGATACGCCTGCACCAGATATATCTTGTATCTGAATTCTAGCACCTGAACCTTCACCACCAGTTAGAGTTGCTTCATCACCGACTGATAATGTATTTCCGTTATTTGTGATTATAGCAGTTGATAATGCTTGTGATACAGTTATACCAATTGTTAGATCAGGATCGATATTACTTATTCCAGTTACTTCAGCACCATTAACAAAAGTACCTGTTGTTGTTTCTGTATTAAGTATGATCTCAATAATCTGTGTACTACCTTCTTGAAATTTTAATACAGTTTCAACAATTGCAGTTGCCAGATTTACGTCTGAGTCTGAGGGATCATTTGCTTGTGTGATTGTTTGTCCTGTTAAGAAAATAGGATCTTGTGCTTGTTGTAATGTTGTTTGTGTACAACGAAGAAAAGTCTGAACGTTCCAAGAACCGTCTGATACTCTTAACATATCATCTGATGGAGTGTAAACTTCTGCTGATTCGTTAAATAATATTTTAAAGAAAGCCTTGTGTGCTTTTTCAGTACCTTTTGTTCTATATAAAGATTTAATATTCTTGATCAGTTTTCTTGTATCTACGGCGTCATCTGTATCCTCAGGAATTGTATTAAGAAACTCTTTTTTCATTTGAGATAAGAAATCACTTATCGTATGATCAGGATCAGAATAGTTTAAAAGTTGTTGAATGTTCTCAACTGGATTTGCACGATACTTGGCAACTTTTGCTGTTGCACCAGAGGTAGAACCTGTAAGAGTTTCTCCTGTTATCCAACCATTGTTTGCTGAAATGAATAATCTACTATTTGATATAACATCTTCTGCTAATACTGTTGAAGTTGCACCTGATACCGAACCTGTGATGATCTCACCTTTTTGAAAAGAACCACCAAATGTATTTTCTTCATTTACAAGTTTGTTACCTGCGTCTAAACCGTTTTTAGTTGTTTGATCTAATAATACAAAACTGTCTGTTGTTCCTAATGTTTCTAAAAGTATCTGATCTATATCTGTAAATGTATCTAAATTTAATTCAGCAGATTCCATGAATAGGAAATAAGACGTAAGAAATTCTGTGAACTTGGGATGATCCGTTAATACAAACTCAGGTACCTGTTGTTTAATGAGTGTGGATAGTTTTTTTTTATTTGTTTTTTTAATGTCCATTAGTCAACACCTAATAACTACTAGTAGTTGTGTAACTTGTTCCTGCTGATGAACTACCACTTTCTATTGTATCTACTGATCCAGTCACAGTTGAGTTAGCAACGTCAATTGATAATACTTGATTTCTTACAGGTACAATATCATTTGAATCTGGTGTTGTAGTGACTCTTATTACAGTACTGGCAGCGCCATCAACATTTGATATACTAGTTATGTGAGCAGAAGTTAAAACTATTTCTCCAGTCGTATAGTCAATAGTACCAAAAGTAGAACTTGTATAAACTCTCGTAGTGCCACTTAAATAATAAACTCTTATATTACCTGCACCATCATCATCTAAAAAATGTTCGTTAGTTGAACTGTCATTATTAATTTTAAATCCTGTTGAAGATACGATACCACCACCACTTGCATTATGACCAGAGTGTGGATTGAAAAATGCGTTATTGAAAGATAGTGTATATTTTAATCCTGAGTTTAAAGTAGGTGTAATGTTTTTATACATTTTAACTTTAGTGATGTTAGATAATATAGATGATTCGGCACTATCAATTGTTTGTCCAACTGCTGAATATCTAAACATACCTGTAAAATCTTCAAGTGTATCTGTATTGTAAGTTGTGATAGCATTCACCACATTTGTTTCAATCGTTGATACATCTTTAGTTGTTGCACCAGAATTATATTTGAAAGTTGTTTCTAAAATAATAAAAGTAGTTTCAGGATCAATAATTATAGGTGTTACCGAAGCAACAGCGAATGATTTAAGACTTCTCACTAAACTTACCTTAGTCACCTCTGTTAGATTAGAACCTGATTTTGCTTTGATTGATATATAAACTTTTCCATAGTCAGGAACGGCAGCGTCTTCACCGCCATAGACTTGAACTGATTGAGCATTAGCATATAAACTTTTAACAAGAACTTTATAATCATCTGCTGTAACCGCTCTATCTTGTGATGTGTAATCTCTAGGTGCATTATACTTAATTGATTTTATTGTTTCAGGATCATCACCTCCAGCAGCATTACCTTTTGTTGTTATGGTTACGTTTGAAAAACCACCAACTGTTCCTGATAATGTAAATGAACTAGCACCATTTGGTTCTTCTCTATTACAAGTTATGTAATCTAGTATGACAATGTTACCATCAGCAATTGCTTGTCCTAAAACACCATCACCAAAGTAAACTTCAAATCTTCCGTTTTCAATTTCTTGTAAAAAGAAAACTTTAGATGTAGAATCTATTGCCGTAATACCAGTTGCTAGTTTATATGTATTTGTTGTAGAGTCAGAAGAAGACTCTTGAACTTTAACAGTTAATGTATTCGTATCTACATTATCGTTTGGTATAATAAATCTTTGATCTGTGTCGGTTGTGTTTGCTGTGTACTTAAAATTTAGATATGTACCCTCGTTAATAGCTAAATCAAAAAATGTATAGACACCATCTATCGGTGAAATACTTATATCAGCATTATTTACAAAAGAATAATTTGTTCCGTCAACCGTAGTTGTAAATTTTGTTCCTCTTGACATTGTAATAGATGAACCTGAAGCATTATTAACAACAACATCAATTGTTGCTTGTGAAGACGTAGCACTTCTAGTGGTATAACCAACTTGTTTTGCTAGTGATACTACACTTGATCTTTGATCAGCACTATCAAGAAACATCTCGTTTGCCATCATGTTAGCGTTGTATCCAAGATAGTGAGTGTTGTAAGCAAGAATATCTAATAGAACATTCATACCAGCACCTTCAAAATTATAATCAGTAAACTGATCCTGTTGCGATAGGAAAGTTTTTAGATTGTCTTTGATTCCATCAAAGTCTAATTGTGATATATCTAATTTAGTTGCCATATTATCTTAATCTTTCTAAAAATGTTTCTACTTGAACTGGGTTAGGTACGTTGACCACATAAAAAGATATTGAAACTGAGTATCCGTTTCTATCTAAGTTAGGTCTATTATCGACCTCTACCAATTTACATCTTGGTTCGTAATTTTTAATTAAAAATTCTATTTGTTTTCCAATATAGTGACTTATTTGTGGAGTTATATTTTCAAATAACATACCTCTCAAATTAGATCCTATCTCAGGATGAAAAGGTTTTTCATAGTGATTCAAACTAATTAAATTTCTTACACTTCTTTTTACTGCGTCAACATCTTCAACTCTTTGAATATCTTTAGTAGCAGAATTCTGTTGAAAGTCAAGATTCAAATCTTTATAAATTCTTGCACTTCTTTTACTTTTGTTTGATACTGAACCAGCGTCATAATTTGCCATTTAATCTCTCCTACTACTATTTATAACGATATTACCCATTTGCAAATACATTACCTGATCCTGAAGCAGAGGCATTTGGTACAAAGCTACCATGACCTGCAGTTGCGTCACCTAATCTATGTACAGCGATTTTATTTGCGAACACATTAGGACTTCCAGCACTTGCAGGATCACCACATCCAGTAGTATCTCCTATACGAACAGTTTTAGCACTATTTGTAAACACATCAGGAGAACCAACAGCATACGGAGTTTGATGAAAAGGGTTAGGCGTAGGACTTGCGTGACCTACATGACTATCTAATCCTACTCTACTTACTGCTGGCATTTCTTTTTCGTTTCCTTAGGTAGTATGTTCTACCCTTATAGTTATAAACTTTTTTAGGTTTAAATTTAGGTTTTTCAGGTTCATATGATTGAATAACCCAATCAACTAT